AGCACAATCACTGGGTACAGTGCTATCAAATCACAGCGTGACATTGGCATCATCTTAGATGGTATGATCTACGACATGCTTTATGGTGGCAATAGCCAAACTTATGACCTTGCATTGTCATTCTGGAATGGCTCCACAAGCAGTATTGCTGGTCCAAAAGATGTTTGTTTGGATGTATACGGTTATTTGCAAACAATCATTGGCTATATTCTGGACAATGATGACACATCATGGACCAAGTCGTCTGGTAACAGTTTGATACAGGATACATCTTGGACTGCTGCAACTCCCACTGAAGCCACTAAAATTAGTGACTTGTTTGACATCTTAATCGACTATGTTGCTGATAAGGATTTTGACACTGTAACTAGTAGAGTTGAGGCATCTATCCCACCAGCACAAGCCACATATTTCAACGCAATCAACGTTGCTAAAGAAGATATTCAAACTGCCACAGTTGGTTATTTGAATGACGGTGGTGGTATTAATTTAAACATTGAAATGGCTGGTAACCGCAGTATGTTGGCCAACGACTTTACGCAAGTTAACGACTTGGGTTATGGTATTGTTGCAACCAACGGTGGTTTAACTGAACAAGTTTCAACATTCACATACTATTGCCACACTGGTTACTGGGCTATTAACGGTGGACAGATTCGTTCTGTAGCTGGTTCTAACTCAAACGGTGACTATGGTATCCGTTCTACAGGTTACGATTTAACTGAACTTCCTGACACTGTGCAATTGGCACAGGACATGGTGCAAACTGCCCGTGTTTACAAGCAGGGAACAGTTGCAAACAGCATGGAAATTGTAACTGGTCAGCAGTCATTGTACATTTGGATTATTGATTACGAATACACCCCAATGAACAACACTGAGCTTGAAATTGACCACACATTGGCGGGCGGCGGTGTTACACGTTATTTGGTAAGTGCTATCCAGCATACTAATATCGTTGTTGGTGGCAAGAACGTATTGCAATTGAGCTTGAGTACTAGCGGTACCAACGCTACATCCAAAACTGGTTTGGAATATTCATTATATGACGGACAAGTTATTACGTTGCGCACATTAAACAACGTCAAGTTGTCCAAAGTTCTACAAGTTCAACCAGTTAGACCAAGTACTGCGTTGCAATACAGCGCAAACTTATCAGACATTTACAGAATTATCTCTTATGAGTTAACTGAGTCAACAGGTGAACATTTGGGTGACGGTGAAGCAGTTGTTCAAAGTGACAGCTCATTTGCCTACTACTCATTTGTTTCAGATACTGAAAAGATTGCTACGGCTGACCCAACTGACCCATCTAAAACACAGGGTTCAAAAGTTGGAGATAACAAGATTGCTGTACGTCCTATCTCACAAGCAAGTATTATTTCACAAGTTAATACTGGAACATATTTGACTGCTTGGAACGGCCGTGTACATCGTGTTATCGGTTACAAAGTACCAACAAGCATTGCAACTGGTCAAATTTACAATGCAACAGCAACGGCCACAGCAACCAGCTCAACTGGCAACCTTATCACATTAAGTGATACTTCTACAATTGAGATTGGTCAACCAGTTAAGTTTACCGCGGTAACACAAACTCCAACATTGGATAAAACTACCACTGGTACAAACTTATTGACATTGAGCTCAGTTGATTCGTTAGTGCTTGGCGAAACTATTTCGTTTACTGCACGTACACAAGGCGGTAACATTACTGTTACTGAGGCTGGTACAAACTACATTACAGTCACAAGCACTGCTGGTATGGTTGTTGGTGAACCAATTATTATTACTGGATCAAGCTTCGGTGGATTATCACCAAGCAACAACTATTTTATTACTGCAATTAGTGGTGGTAAAATCAAAGTAAGTTCAACATACGGTGGACCAAGCCCAACATTGACCAACGGTACAGGTAGCATGAGCTACTTGGCTGGTAGTAGCTTGGGTGGTATTGGCACAAACGTCAAATACTACATCGTTGATATTCGTCCTGGTACTAGACAAATTGCCGTTAGTACAACATACAACGGATCACCGGTGGCTGTTACCACTGCCAACGGTACATGGGATTCAGTTGCCGGTGCTGATCTTGGCGGTCTAGTTTCAGAATCTTCATACTATGTTTTAACCAACGACTTTGAAAATAATCAAATCACAGTAAGTGAAACATACAATGGTTCAGTATTTGCGGTAACTGATGGTAACGCTGCATGGGATGCATTAGGTGGTGCTAACACTGCCAGCACCACAATGGTGGTGGATAACGTTGCTGGTGGTATTGAAGTTGGGCAGGCTATTAGTGGCGTTGGCTTTAGTGATCAAACAGTTGCTGGTGTTATTATTAATACTACACGCACATTGATCATTCTAAGTTCAATACCTAACTCAACACCATCGGGGTTGATTACATTTGGTGAAACAACCAACGGTTACTTGAGTATTGATCCAAACCCAGTTTGGAATAACTCAGCTGATGGTACTGGTGTTGGATCACTGTATTACAATTCTAAGGCTGACGGTCCAACTGATTCATTAATCAAGTTTGTTACATTTGATGTACCACGTGCAGTGGCATTCCCTAAAGTTGACAGTTCATTAGCTGTCACAGGAAATAGTAATACTGCATATAATGGCACTTTCCAAGTCTATTCTGTAAACGACTCAGCAATTATTGAACACGACATGACTGGTAATGATAAACCAGTTGTTGGCATGATTGTCACAAGTGATGTTACTGAAGACACTATTATTCAAGAAATTATTGACGACACACATTTCAGAGTAAGCCCTGCAATTTGGTTGCCAGCCAATACAGCTATCCAAGCAGTATTACCAACATCGGTGGCTAGCGTGGATGTTGAAAACGGTGGTAATGGATATTCAGTTGCCAACCCACCAACAATTACATTCGTTGGTGGTGGTGCTATTACCCAAGCTGCTGGTACAGTAGTTGTAAGCCCTGATATTGGTGACGGTAATGGTGGTAGAATTACTGGTGTAGAATTAACCAGCGGTGGTTATGGATATACTGGTGTACCTGATGTTGCTATCAGTAGTGGTTTCGCTACGTTTACTGCTGTTATGACAGCATCGTTAACCATTCCTGGTAATGCTGTTAAGACCACTGTTACTTCACAAGTTACTTTGGCTTACCCAAGTGATCCAGGTGTATCAGGGTTGGGCACTGATGTTACTATATCAGGCATTAGTGGTGCTTGGTCTGATCCAGCACATGAAGTAACATTTACTATCCCATCAACTGCGGTTGTGTTGGGTAAGTTCTACAAAGTATCTGGTAACTCAAATCCGTTGTACAACGGTATATTTGAATGTACTACTGCTACAGGCACTGTTACAAGCATCAAGTTAAAGTATCCAAACGACCCTGGTACATACGGAAGTGGTACGACAACTATCACTGACACGTCCATGAGCGGCACAAGTTCACAACTTGGTATTAGTAAAGTGTTTAGTGCAGATAATTCAAGCACATTGCGCTTGGGCTACTCAGCTGGTTCGTTAGGACAAATTACTGTTAACATTTCCACTTGCCGTGCAACTGGGCATGACTTCTTGGATATTGGTACAGGTGGCTATAACACCAGTAACTATCCAAACGTCATTTATGGTGCTCCAGCATTACCAGTGCAAGAATCACACCAAGTTTTAGAAGAAACTGTGGGCCGTGTATTCTATGTAAGCACTGACCAAAACGGTATCTTTAAAGTTGGTCGTTACTTCAAGGTTGACCAAGGTACTGGTACAGTTACATTCTCGGCTTCAATTGCGTTGAGTAACTTGGACGGTTTGGGCTTTAAGAAAGGGGTCGTTGTAACTGAGTTTTCACCAGACGCAACGTTGAGCGGCAATGACAGCTCCACTGTTCCAGTTGAGAGTGCTATCCGCGGATTTGTTGACGCACGTTTGGGATTGACATACGGTGGCGCTCCATTGGCCAGCAACGACCTAATTGGTCCTGGCTTTATGGCATTGAACGGCGTATTGCCAATGAAGGGCAACATCAACATGGCCAACAGATACATTGTTGGTAACATGGTTGCTCCACAAAACGACAAAGATGCCACAAACAAGTTGTATGTTGACACTGGTATTGCCAGCAAGAACTCGTTGTACAAGTTAAACGATGTGAACATCACTACTGGTTCTGGTCCATTGGCCAGCAACGATGGTGACGCATTAATCTACGATTACACATCATTAAGCTGGAAAAATATCGCATTGCCAACAGGTGATGTAAACTTGACATACGATGGCACAAGTATTACTACAACTATCCAAAGTCAAAAGATTGTCAACAGCATGGTCAAAGATGACGCTGCAATTGCACAGAGTAAGTTGTCCATGCAGGCTGCTACAACAGCAAACAACGCACCAGGTTCATTTACACAGAGCTCATTAGGTCTTGCACAGTTTAACGCCAAAGTGTTTGCTGCAACTAATGGTTGGATCGACTTAGCTGCTTCAACATCAGCTACAACTGGCGTTAAGTATGACCGTATCCAATATGCTGCTGCTGGTACTATTTTAGGTAACCGAAGCGGTACAAGCCAAAGCCCAAGTGAAATGACGCCAGCGCAAGTTGTTACTGACGGTAACGGTATCAAGAACGCACCGTTTACTAGTAACGGTGTAATGGTTGTAACCAGTGTTTCTGACACAACATTTAATTCTGTAACAAATACTGGTGGTGGAAACGTTTATGGCACCGTTGATATCACAAGCCCAACAGTTAACTCACACGCAAACAATGCGATTGTTAAAACTGGTACTGATGGCGTAATCGACGTTATTGGATTGAAGTTCGGTGGTAGCACTGTAATGACATACGATAACACTACACTGAAGTTATGGACGCCTGGTGGTAGTGGTGCATTAACACCGTTTGCTTTTATGACTTCTGTAGGTACCAGCGGTTCTGATACAATTACCACAATGGGTGGTACATTGGACATTAGCACTGGTACTATCAAAGTCAAAACAATTACAACTGGTGCAACTACTACTGATCTAAGTTTTGAAGGTGTATTTAAGCCTACAACCAACAGCTCAGTTGACTTGGCAACAAATAACAACACGTTGAAGGTTAAGACTATTACAACTGGTGCATCTGGTACAGCCGGATCAATTACTGGAGCATGGACATTGAGTGGAACGTTCCAAGCAACATACGCTGACTTGGCCGAATTCTACGAAGGTGATCAGGAATACGAACCAGGAACTGTTCTAGTATTTGGTGGTGAAAAAGAAGTTACAACTACTGTAAATATGAATGACACTCGTTCAGCAGGTGTTGTAACAACTGACCCAGCTTACGTAATGAACGCAGACCAAACTGGTACCAAAGTGTGTATTGCACTTGCTGGTCGTGTTCCATGTAAGGTTGTTGGCCGTGTTAAAAAGGGTGATATGTTGACCACAAGTTCAACCCCTGGGTACGCTGTCAAGGCTAACGATCCTAAGTTGGGCAGTATTATTGGTAAAGCATTAGAAGACAAAGACTACGGCGAGGCCGGAGTAATTCAAGTTGCCGTGGGGAGAGTATAATGGCTTTAAAATTAGTAAACATTGGTACCAGTGTTAACTCAAAGGACGGTGATGTTTTACGCACCGCCTTTGACAAAATCAATCAAAACTTCACAGAGTTGTACAATACTGCTGCTGCCGATGCAACTGATCGGCTAGTTAAAGATAGCAGCACTGTTGTTCTCAGTTCAAATGGTATCATTACTTTACCAAGTAGCAGCTATTTAGAGAGTACTGACATCAACTTAAAAGTGGGTGCTCAAGGCACACTTACTATTCGTAGTGATGCTGCTAGTAATTTGACTACAAAAGAATGGGTTTTTGATAGATCGGGTACGCTAAATGTACCCCACATGTTGCCTAAATCATTTACAGCCACAGTCGACGATGCTCATTATGCCGGCAGCCTTACATTGAGTGGGTCTGCTTGGTATTTTAGTGTAACATTTAACGTAACAAGTAGTGGTAGTGTTGAAACTTTACTGGATAACAACCCGTGGCCTAGTAACCCAGGTTATACCAACGGAATGGAATTTACCTTTACGGAGGAAGACCACGGTATTCCGGATTATACATTTACATTAGTATTAAACTCTATTCAAAATCCCGGACCTGGTGTGTATACTGTGAATCCAGCAGTAAGTCAGCCACCAGCATATCCAGCAACTTTTAAAAACGGCGAAGCAATTAAGTTAGTTGCTGATGCTAGTCCATTCATATTTGGTGCTGATGGTAGAATACATTTGCCAGATGGCGGTGACATTGTAGATATCAATGGTGCATCGGTATTAGGTGGAGCAGGTAGTGGCACAAGTGTTATTGCTGGTGATGTTGCACCAACAAACCCAACAACTGGTGATTTATGGTACGACACAGTGGGCGGACGCATGTATGTTTATTTTGACAACACGTGGGTTGACGCTAATCCAGTAGACGGTGTGGGTAATAGTACAAGTGTTGGCAACTTCGCATTTGTTAGCAATGTCATGTATAACATTGGTGGCGCCATTATAGAAAATAGTGACTTAACACATGGCCCCACAAGTGCTTTAATTTTACCAGTTAACAGTAGCGATCCTAATACAGCGCAGTTAAACAACTTCTACGGCGCTGTTGAGATTAACACGGGATATAACAATGCTCACAAATGGTCGTTTGGTACTGATGCTAGTTTAACTTTCCCTGATACCCATCTTACTATAAACGGATCCACAATTGGTAGAAGTGTAATATCTGGTAACGATATATCTGGATCTCGTTTAACATTTACTGATACTACCACAAGTTTGGAAACATACAGTGATCCAGACGGTCTAAATAATACAGCAATGGCTCGTTCATACACTAGTAATCTAGTTGCAGGATTTGAAGTATACCAGGAAGATCTAGCAGGACGCACTGGTACTTCATTAGTAGTTACAGGCGGTGGAGTAGATATTACCAGCGGAGACGGAATTCTTTCTAACATATGGTCATTTGGGATAGACGGCACTTTTACGTTCCCAAACAATACTGTACAAACTACAGCATATCAGACAGCAAGTACTCCAGGATCCAGCAAGGGTGTTAGTGGAAACAAAGCAGGCATGGTTGCGTTTGACAACAGTAACTTTTACTACTGTAAACAAAATTATACAGACGG